ACACAAGGTGAGGCACACACAGTCAAAAATGGACTGTTTTTAAACGAAGAACGTCTGTTCGGAGTGTGTACATCAACTCAACATGAGAGTGGCACTACCAACACTTCGCGCGGTTCTTGAACGCAATGTAGTCGAGATTAAATTCACTCGGCGACGAACCAAGCCTGGAGCCCCACCGACACGACGCATGCTTTGTACTAACAGTCGAAGCATACTCAACAGCATGCCTGGCCGTGACGCGCTGAACTTCCGACCTGCCACATCCGCACCGGTGTACAACACACTGACCAAAAACTTATTGATCGCATGGGATTTGTTCAAACAAGACTACCGGATGGTCAATTGTGACAACGTGGTGATTGTTAGTCAGATTGCAGAAGGGGTCGAGTTCTGGAGATACTTCAATCAAGAGTTACGCGACATGAGTGCAGAACAAAAATCAACATTTTTTAATATTTAATGAAGCAACTAATACAACAACAACTCAACAACATGTTGCAACATGATATACAACTCAATTGTAACAACAAGACAATCAAACAAGGTAAACTGATCAATTACTCGTGTGATGATTATATCGTGACACTGGTGCTTAAAAACGCAAAAGATCAGCTGAAATCATATGACCTGTTTTACCCATATCATGTGCATACGAGGAACAATGATACTTTATTCGATTACCGTGTTAGCTCCTTTGTAGCCGAGAGAACCGATCTAGAGGGTGTAATCAACGATCATTGCAAGGACATCAAGACTCACAAGTTGTTTGATCAATTGGTCGAGTTAACTGTAGCTCCTGGTAAGAAATAACAATAGTACTATTCTCCAGGCAGTTGGGTCTTAGGTACACAATACACCTATCATTTGATCGACAGATGCATTGTGTGTACCGTTCTCCAGTGTAATTGGTATAACAGATACAGAGTGACCACTCACGTGTGTGAGTCCTTGATTTTATGAAGAATCCTGACCTATAAACTTCGGTTGTGAAACCATCAAGAAATGCCGCAGATGCGCAGTTCGGTGCGATGCGAGTTTTACGTCGCCGTTTTTGTTCCGTCACTCATCGGATGTGTTTAATTTAGCTTGATCCGTTCCAGCAGTTCTCTCTGCCGAGTCACTTCCCGTCGAGTAGCTGACCAATGCTCACGCTCGTGTACCGAAAACGCAGACGGGTGATGTTGTAGCGTTGTTCCACACTTGTACATCAACAACAATTATACATGTTTATTTGAAAAATCAACTTAACACACAATAAATAATTGTATAATGGCAGTAAAAATTGGAACAACAACAGGATCCGCAGGCGACCCGCAAATAACATTGACGCAAACAGCTGATGAAGCTAATGCTTTTAACGAGAGTAACGGAGTAGGTAATTATGCTGATGGTATGCAAATCGCAATTGACGGTGATGCAGTATATACAGCTACTGGTTGGAATGGAAGTGTACTTCAAATAGATCCACCATTGTCGCAAAATTTAGTTGCTACAGCAGATGTATACAAAGTTTATGAAGGTGCTCATGGTACTGAATCTGAACATCTTCGCAAGCGACTCTTAGGTTACATCTAATAACAACATACATTTACTTGTCAGATAGATAAGTAATGATGTGAAGCGACGACCTTTCTATTTTGAGATCAAAGATGTTCTTATTCAGTTCATCTCCGCGTTTGATGATGTAGTTATATCAAGATATAACAGACAGCGTGAACCACAGGATAACATAGGGGTCCGGTATGTATATGCACCTAAACAACGTGTGGTACATGACATTTTAAACAAGGCTAGACATATCACGTTACCTGCAATTGCTGTGAACATAAACAGCATCGATCTAGATCGTGACCGAGTGTTTAATAAGATAGCAGGTTCGTACCATACACGCAGAGACTCATTCAACGGCTCTGACATGAATACTGTCACTGATCACTTAGCACAGCCTGTGCCAGTAAACATAGACGTGGGGATGAGCATACTGACCAAATATCAAACAGATATGGATCAGATTTTAAGCAATTTTATACCATACAACAATCCATACATCATAATATCTTGGAAAACACCCCCTGAGGTGCTTCAAACCCAACAAGAAATCAGAACAGAGGTGCTGTGGAACGGATCTATGAGCATGGATTATCCAGTGGAAGTAAGCTCCGGAGAACCTTTCAGAGTGTCTGCGGACACATCATTTACTATCAAATCATGGTTATTCAAACACAAGGATGACCCAATTGGTAATATATTCACTATCAACAGCTACTTCACGCCAATGTCAGGTATACATGGCTTGACATGATTTATTAACAATGTCAACTATAACTAAATGTTTGTCTGGTGATGTGTTGACTGTGTCAAGTGATCAAAATAATGATCAGCATGTAACTGGTGAATATAATGGAATACACAGATCGTCTATAGGTACCAAATATCTTAATGCATCTAAAGACATCAAAATAACATACAGCACAAAAGTTAACAATTTCTTAAATGGTAAATGGAGATGGGCTAAGAATACACCACCTTACACATTGTACTATGCAAATTCCGGGACCAGTACATGTGTACCTGAAACAGATTGGATTACATTTGAAGGTGCACCGCTCAACTGTCGTATAACTGACAATATGAGTGTTTCAGAATATGATGTATATAAAAAGTGTTTGGTGTTTGATATATACAAGAGGTGTGAACCTTATGATGTTTATAGAAAGTGTGATTTGGAACTAACACCGATATTAACACCAACACCGACAATATATTTACAATATGACGTGTATAAGCGATGTGATGTTACTATACCAATAACACCACCACCTACTCCGTTTCCTGTGCCGTATGATGAAATACCTCCTTTTAACCCACCACACGGTATCATCAGACATGAACTTACTGAACGTGTCTGGGTCAAAGCCGCACCAACAATAACACATGTTGACCGGAATAAAATTAAGATAAACCAGACCCCGAAAAAAATAACAATATCTGGTTACAGTATGAATCACACACAGCATGTATTTCTGAGTGGTTCAGAGTTTATAACCAACAATCAACAACATGTTGATATGTTCTCACATATACCTTCACTGAGTGCAGATTTTCCAAGCTTTTACGGTACACCAATAGATTTTGTTATTACAAACGAAAACAAAATTGAAGTGTATATACCAGCACTCAACGGAACCGGTACGATAGATATAATTTTAGTGAACCGTGCAGGTTACAGCTCCATGAACCCTCCGTATGTGTTCTCTCAATGGACTGATTACAATTTGCAGAATTATTTGATATCTATAGAATAGAATATAAATATATATAATGGCTCAAAAACAATCAAAAGAGAGTACGTTTGGTCGTTCACTAATGAAATATATCGGTAGTAGATTGCCGTATTCTAATGTGGATATAATGGACTCCATTGGAGATATAAATCCTAAATATAAGCTATTTTATAATACTGGTGCAAATAAAGACAAAGCACTCACAAAACACTCTATATCAAGACAAATATCTGACGATGATCATCCAAATGGGATGATGAGTGTCGACAAGAACTATCATCAGTTCATGTATGCAAATGTCGATCATGACAAAGGTAAGAGATTGAGAGACTATAGAATCATGGCTTTATATTCTGAAGTCGCTGATGCATTAGATGAAATATGCGATGATTTTGTTGTACCTGATGAAAATGGTGAGGTAGTGAATTTAGAGCTTTTTAATAAGGATTTTACATCGATACAGAAAGAGGAACTAGAGAAAGAATTTCGTAGATTCATCAACTATTTTGATTTGGATAACAAAGGTTGGGATTACCTTCGACAGTTGCTTGTGGATGGAGAATTATACTTTGAACACATCATACACAAAGATCATGAAGAGAAAGGTATTTTAGGTATCATCAGTGTACCAACTGAGTTAGTGGACCCGGTATATGATAACGTCCAGAACATGATGGTGAGAGGGTATTTATTACGGAGACCGATAATCAATCCAAAGACTGGTACTACAGAAAAAGTTGAGTACATCCCCTTTGATAAAAATCAAGTTACATACATAAACAGTGGCACATGGAATGAAGACAAAACACTACGATTACCGTTTATCGAGAACGCTCGTCGATCGTATCGACAATTGTCATTGATAGAAGACGCGATTGTGATATACAGATTGGTGCGCGCTCCTGAGAGGTTGGTTTTTAATGTTGATGTAGGTAACATGCCTCCACCGAAGGCGGAAGCGTATCTTAAAAAGCTAATGCATTCATATTGGTCAAGAAAAACATACGATAATGCTCAGGGTGGAACTGTCAATGCATTCGATCCTCAGAGCATGCTGGATGCATTCTGGTTTGCCAAACGCGCAGGTAGTGAAGGTACTTCTGTTGATCAATTAGCCGGTGGAGCAAATCTTGGGGAGCTCACTGACTTGATGTATTTTGTCAAAAAATTATACAAGTCACTCAGAGTACCTGCCAATAGACTCGAGCCGGAATCTACATATCAAGATGATACGTCTATATTGCGCGAAGAATTAAAGTTCGCGAAATTTATCATCCGATTACAACATCAATTTACACTTGGCTTGAAGGATGCTTTTGTCACGCAACTCAAATTAAAAGGATTGTGGAAGACGTACTCATTAAAAGAGAATGATATTGAGTTGAAATTCAATCCACCATCATCGTTCCATGCTATGAGAGAGCAGCAAATATTTGATCTCAAGCAAAGTAATTACAACAACATGGCTACTGGTGAGTATGTATCGAATACGTTTGCTCAGAAGAAATATCTAGGGTGGAAAGATGTTGAAATAAAACAAAACCGAGAGTGGTTGAGAAAAGACAAAGAATTATCGTTTGAACTAACACAGATTGAAACAATGGGTCCAAATTGGGAAGAATTGGCTGCCGCGCAAGCAGAAGGTCAAGCTATGGCAGCTGGTGGATTAGGAGATACCGGTGGAGGATTGCCCCCAGTAGATGAAGCACCTCCGGAATTTGGACCGGGTCCGGAAGTTGATTCACAAGAAGCACAACCTGTGGATGTGTCAGCTGGTGATAGTTCGTCAGCGCTTCCTGTATAATTGCACTAGAAAACTATAAATAATGGCAACGCATTGTTGCCTATGTCTGATTATATAAAGAAACAATTTGAAGTCGTTGGTGATCTAATATTATCTGGAGCACCAATTGAAACATATTTCGAGTTTAAGCTCTCTCCGGAACCAGTAAGAACAATCATCTCGGGTACACAAACTTTAACAGGTTCAGTTGTAACTCTACCAGACGCGATAACACCAAATTTGTCTCTTTCTGCAGCACAACTATCAATAGCAGGTGGTAATTCTGTTGATCTAACAGAAATTATACCAGAGATTGACATACAAACACTCTCATTATCTGGTGTGTATCTATCTATAAATAGAGGTAACACAATAGATTTATCGCTGCTCAAACAGAATTTAAATTTAAGTGGTACAAATTTGAGCATTAGCGGTGGTAATACTATTGACTTGTCGGTTCTAACCGAAGATCTTGATGAACAGACATTGAGTTTGAGCGGCACCAACCTGACCATTTCAAACGGTAACACAGTCAGTTTGCAATCACTTGTTGAAGATCTTGATGAACAGACATTGAGTTTGAGCGGC